TTAAAATCAAAGTACGGTCAGCAACTAAGTGGTTTTCCTGTGGTCATCATAGATGACGAATTGATTGGTGGACTCATTGACGTTGCTAAATTATTTCTTAAGAAAGGATTAGTGACATCTAGTAAAGGTTAATGACAGAAATTAAAATAAATAAAGGTATAGAACTCATGTTAAGGAGGGCGAAACCGAAGTTCATTGAACCTACCCGTAAAGGGATACTTATAAACAAAGTGTTTACCCTCCTAAAAAGAAAAGTCTACTTCAACTTTGAACTTAGGTGGGAACAGAAAAAAATTAGTTCGGAGTTGAACAATGACTGAAACAATGATGATCTTTATGTCAGTAACCACATCCTTTATCTTCCTAGCAATAGGAGTGTTAGCAGGATGGACAGCAAACGAGGTTAAACATGACCAACTTTATGCAAAGGAGATAGAAGAAAATGCCATGCATCCAGAAATGTATGACACCAATGGATACATTCTAAACGAAGAACTACTATCTGTTAGGTTCACTGATCCTGAGGATTTGGAAGACTAATAAATATTAATACGGAACAATAATAATTATGCAATTGTTACTAAATGAAGTGCTACAAAAAGTAAGCAACGCAAAAACTAAAGCACAGAAAATAAAATTACTACAGGAATATAATACTCCTGCTTTGAGGTCTGTCTTGATCGCTAACTTTGATGAGAGTGTAATCTCTATGCTCCCTGATGGTGAAGTTCCTTACAAAGAAAACGATGCACCAGAAGAAACTGAACACACGAGACTTGTGCAAGAGTATCGTAAACTATATCTTTTCTTTAAGGGTGGTGCAAGTGTCTCACAAACTCGTAGAGAGACTCTATTCATTCAGTTGTTAGAGGGTCTACATAAAGGAGAAGCAGAAGTTCTGACTCTTATGAAGGATAAACTAATTGGTAAGCGTTGGAAGATTACTAGAGCATGTGTGGAGGAAGCATTTCCTTCAATTGAATGGGGAAACCGTAGCTAATGACCACATTGAATATTCTAAAAGAAAATTGTGATCCTAAAAAGGATAACAATTCTACACTACCATATAATGCATACCTTGTTCAGTACAAGATAGGTGACAAGGAAGAAACGAGGTGGGATCTTACCATGGCATATAAAATGTCAGAAATATTTGATCATTACTATGACAAATATAAAAATGTACTAGCAATAGTTCAATCTGATGGTAAAGTTGCTCCTAAATTATGGAGAAATCCAGAAGAAGTAAAACAACAACCCAAGGTAAAAAGAAAAAATGATTGCAGAATCAGAGAAGTCATATCCAACAGGTATGTGGGCAATCTTCTACAGAAAGTTAGAGGAACCTACTGTATGGAAGACATTGAGATACCAAAGAAGTGATGGAGTTCTTGTGTCTGCAAGTACCTACGATGATGTGTTTAAGTTTCGTAGATATAAAGAAGCATTTGATTTTACAAGAGGATTAATTTTTGCAGACCCACCAATTTACGACGCTACAGTAAAGAGAGTTTGCAAGGCAGGAGGAGACAAGTTTTATTTGTCGGGAAATTAAGAATTAATTAAGGTTTAGAAATGTCATGTTTGTTACCGTTTGACAATTCTAAATATATGTGTTAGAATACTAACATACGTTCATCCAAATGCATAGTCTAGCACTACTAGTACTTCTATTCGCTGAACATGATGCTTCCCATTGGGAAATGTCATGTGACGAATGGAACCAAGCAAGGATTGAGATACTCAGCGATGAGAATCACATCCAAGATGCTAAGGAGTATCTTATTGATTACTTCTATACCAAAGTACCAGAAGAAAATTGCAAGGCATGGTCAATTGGACGCAAGTAAGTCTAGGAACGCATCGTTCATCTCGTAAGAGACGGAAAGACTGAAGGAACGGGGCTACAATCCCAACTACTTTAGGAGAAAACCGATGGCACAAGTTACTTATCGTGGTGTTAAGTATGACACAAACAACCGTCCAAATAAGGACAGTAAGACAGATGCAAAACTCGTCTACAGAGGAGTCGCAGTAAAGTCTTAATTACATGATAGTGTAATCCAGAGGGGTTGCGACCCCTCTTTTTTTATGGTATACTATTGTTACTGTCAATATAAATATGGATAGAGGGAAGTTAAAAAACATCGTCAAGAGCTTGCAATCCTTACTAGATGTGTTAGAATCTGAGGTATACTCTGACGTAGATGCTTATCGCACCAACGGAAACAATCACACTTACACACAAGGGAGGGATGACGACGATGGATACCCAGACTAATTATTCAGATGATATGATGCGTCTTAGAAGAGATGCTATGTTGTCATTAAAAGAATTTGGATTTGGAAAAGATATCTATGAATTTTGTACAGATTGGATTTTAAATCATGACACAACAGCAGGAATTAAAGAAGCATTTAGGGAGTATGAGACTCAAAGACCAGATCAAACTATTAAAGTTAGCACTTAAGAAACAAGAGTTATATTCTGATGTAGAATTACACTACATGAAGAAGGAACTTAATAATGCAAAATATAATCTCAAATTAAAAAAACTAAAGAGGAGTAAAGGTTTTAATAATGAATTCAGTAAAACTGATAACAGTGACACCCAACGCAGAGGAGACGATGGGTTACATAGCAAGAGTAAGCAACCCGAAGAATCAGGAAAATCCTAATGTCTCTGGACTACTTGGTTATTGTATCAAGCATCAGCACTGGTCTGTATTTGAACAGGCACACATGTCATTAGAAGTAGAGACTACTCGTGCTATTGCTGCTCAAGTTTTAAGACACAGATCATTTACATTTCAAGAGTTTAGTCAAAGATATGCTAACACTAATTTACTTGGAGCAATACCTGTACCAGATCTACGCAGACAGGATTTAAAAAATAGACAGAATAGTATAGATGATATTCCCGAAAAACAAACGTCGTTCCTTCAGAAAGAGATTGCAGCATACTTCGCTGAGGGAATTGATTTATACAATGAACTCATCCGTGAGGGTGTTGCAAAGGAGTGTGCGAGAATGGTTCTCCCACTAGCAACTCCTACCAAGATCTACATGACAGGAAGTGTACGTTCTTGGATTCACTACATAGAACTACGTTCTGCACACGGTACACAAAAAGAACATATGGACATTGCATTAGATGCCAAGAGAGTATTTAAAGAACAGTTTCCTATCTGTTCAACAGCATTAGGATGGAACTCATGACATTTTCTAAAGAACTAAAAGAAGCAACCAAAGTATCCCACTCAGCAGCAGAGAACACAAAATTTGTTGCAGGATTTCTTAGAGGAGTTGTTGATCCAGAAGACTATCGCAAACTCATTGCTAACTTCTGGTATGTTTACAGCACCATGGAGAGATTAATTCATGATGCTGATGACCCAACTGTAAAAGTATTACAGGGATGGCAATCACAACTTGATCGTAAGGAAGCACTAGAGAAAGATCTATTATACTATTACGGTCCTTACTGGAAGGAGGAGGTAGGTCCTTCACCAGCATGTGACACCTATTGTTTTAGACTAAGTGAATTAGCACAACAAGATCCATATCTCTTACTTGCTCATCATTACACTAGATACATTGGTGATCTATCAGGTGGACAGATCCTTTGTAAGATAGCAAAGAATGCTCTCAATCCTCCTGCAGGAGAGGGATTAAATTTCTATGAGTTCCCTAACATTCATGATGCAAAGGAATGGAAAACAAATTACAGAGCAATACTTGATGTGCTAAATCTAAATGAATCACAGAAGAATGCTATATTTGCTGAAGCAAACTATGCCTTCCGTCTCAACATGTATATGTTTGATGAAATTAAATCAGAAGATCCCTATCCTGCATTGACAGCAGTGAGAGGTTTCTGGAAAGTAATCACTGGTTCTATCAGAGGAAAATAAATGCCAACATACCCAGTAAAAAATTTAAAAACTGAAGAGAAGAAAGAACTCTCCATGACCATGAAAGAATATGAACAATGGAGAAAAGACAATCCTGATTGGGATAAAGACTGGTCAAAAGGAGTTGCTGGTGTTGGAGAAGTTGGAGATTGGAAACAGAAATTAGTAAAT